AATCCTTCCTGAGTTAGTTGAAACTAGACCAAATGGTTATAAAGCTGTTAAATATGAAAAAATTGTTCCTTTACTAATTGAAGCTATTAAAGAATTAAAACATAAAGTAGAAGCCTTAGAATCTAAATAAAACATTCCTTAGAACTATTAAATATAATTAGGCTACCTGAAAAATAGTTATTATATTATAATAACAAAATAAAACTAAGTGATAGATAATTTAGCAAAAATAGCAATAAATAATGGAGGTTCTATTTCCCCACTAATAATCCCGGGGGAATTAACTGATGGTACTGGGTTGTGTAATGTTTCTCTTTTTGAAGAAGAAAATGGAGACATTATAGCTAATATTAGACACGTCCATTACACTTTATATCATAGCGAATTTGACCAAAAATTTAACTGTAAGTGGGGAGTTTTAGCCTACTTAAATCCTGAAGATGACATCCATCTTATTACAGGAAATTACTTATGTAAAATCAACCTTGATACCCTAGAAGTTGATTCTTATCAAAAAATAGATACATCAAAAAACGACATAAAACCCATCTGGGATTTTCATGGTCTAGAAGACGTTAGGGTTTTTAGATGGGATAAAAAATTATATGTTTGTGGTGTACGTAGAGATGTAAAAAATGATGGAGAGGGAAGAATGGAACTCTGTGAGGTTGAATGGGGTAAAAATATTTGTATAGAACAAACTAGAGATAGAATTGAAGTACAACCACATACTTATTTAGAAAAAAATTGGATGCCTATTTTTGATATGCCTTTCCATTTTATAAGGTGGGCTAACCCTTTAGAAATAGTTAAAGTTAACCCTGAAGACAAATCTACAGAAGTTGTTAAAACTGGTATACTTAGTATAATATCTAGTGAAACTGTTATATCAAAGGATGAAAAAATTAAATTACCTTTAGGCTTAAGAGGAGGTTCACCTGTAATACCCTTTGGAGAAAATGGGGATAGAATGTGTATAACCCATGAAACCGATTTCTTCCACCACCCAGGTATGAAAAAAGATGCCCATTATTATCATAGATTTATAATATGGGATAAAGATTGGAATTTAAAAAGTTTATCCCAACCATTTAAATTTATGGGAGCTATGATTGAATTCTGTTGTGGTCTATTAGTAAAGGACAACAATCTTATTATTAGCTATGGCTACCAGGATAATGCTGCTTATATTTTAAAAATGCCTATTAATTTATTAAATAAATTAGAATGGGAAAAAGGATTACTATATGGATAAATTAAAAAAATATTTAAATGTTTATGTAAATGATCCTTTAGATCCTTATATTAACGCCATGTTAGGGGAAGAATATGAATTAATAGGTCAAGGTGCTGCTGCACTATCATATTTTTTAAGAGCAGCTGAATTGTTACACGATAAAGACCCCGAAATGACTTATTGTTGTTTATTAAAAACTTGGAAACAAATACATAATACTACTAGAAGAGAACAATGGGAATTAGGACAATTACAGACAGCTGTAGCTTATTTACCTCAACGTCCTGAAGCTTACCTACATTTAAGTTTACACCACAGTAAAAAAGAAGAATGGAAAGATTCTTATATGTATGCTTGTTTAGGACTTTTATACCAAAATAAATCACCACTATATTATGACATTCTATACCCAGGAGATTATATGTTACTTTTCCAAAAAGCATTTACTAGCTGGTATATAGGTCAAAGAAAAGAATCTAAAAAATTATGGACTATATTAGGAAATATGGAAAACATCTTACCAGAGCACATGAAAATCATTCAACATAATATTAAAACATTAGGGGAAGATACAGATATTTTAAAATCTAATATAATACATTTATAATTAAATACAAATCATATGAATTGGAAATATAAAACTACCCCAATGGAAGATATAACACAGTTCCCAGATAATACTTTTGGGTTTGTCTACATGACAACACACACCCCAACTGGGAAGTCTTACATTGGAAAAAAAGTATTATTTCATAATAAAAAACAAAAAATAGGTAAAAAAGATCTAGCCAAATTGCAAGGAGTAGTAGGTCGACGACCCTCATATAAATTAGTAGTTAAGGAGTCTGATTGGAAAACTTATTATGGTTCCCAAAAAGATATAAAACAACTATTATCTGAAGGTAAAAAAGATGAATTTGAACGTACTATTTTAAAATGTGTAGAGACTAAAAAACAACTTACATATTTTGAAACTAAATATCAAATGCTCTATGAAGTACTAGAAAAACCAGATGACTTTTATAATGATAATATTTTAGGTAAGTTTTTTACCAAAGATTTATCTAATCTAGAATTCATAAGTCTCGTGGAGAACACAAAATAATTTCATATATTACCACTTATGGTAAACCAGTTATTAGTTACATTAGTAAATTCAGTGCTGGGTTCAGGTAAAGCTACAGCAAGGAATAACTATGCTTATCATTGTCCCTTATGTAATCACCATAAACCTAAGTTAGAGGTTAACTTAACTGAAAATAGGGAAGGTAAAAACCAATGGCACTGTTGGGCTTGTGATGCTCGAGGTACTACAATATATAATTTATTTAAACAATTAAAAGCAGGTGCTGATAAATTTAAAGAATTATCATCTTTAGTTAAAACATCTAGATCCATTAAAGAGACACAAGTTGTGTCTACCGTTGTATTACCTAATGAATATATTAGCCTAAATAACGTTGATAACAGCGATATAATGGCTAGACACGCGCTCGCGTACCTAAATAGAAGACACATTAGTAAATACGATATAATCAAGTATAATATAGGTTATTGTAAGGAGGGATTATATAAAAATATGATTATACTTCCCACATATGATGTAGATGGTAGGTTAAATTATTTCACTGCTCGTTCTTTTGAAAGAGAACCATATGTTAAATATCGAAATCCCCCAGTAAGTAGAGACGTAATACCTAATGAACATTTAATAAATTGGAATATACCAATCATATTATGTGAAGGACCATTTGATGCTATTGCTATAAAAAGAAACGCAATACCCTTATTAGGTAAAAATATACAAAACAGTTTAATGAAGAAAATAGTTACTTCATTAGTAGATAAAATTTATATTGCATTAGATAGGGATGCAATAAAACAAGCTTTGAGGTTCTGTGAGAAGTTAATGGCAGAAGGCAAAGAAGTCTATCTTGTAGATTTACAAGATAAGGATCCGAGTGAAATGGGTTTCGAAAATTTCACAAAACTTATTCAAAAAACAGTTCCACTTACCTACTATGATTTAATGGAGCAAAAACTATCATTATGATAAAAAAATCTTATAAAAGATTATTAGAAATTTCAGATGACTACCAACAAGTTACAATGCCTGATTCAAGGTATTATAGACGTAATGGTAATTATTACCCCTCAGTAACTCATGTTTTAAGTTCTTACCCAAAAGGTAAATACTTCGAAGACTGGCTTAAAAAAGTAGGTTACAGTGCGGAATGGATTGTTAAGAAAGCAGCAGAAGAAGGAACCTTAGTCCATGAAATGATTGAAGACTGGTTAAATGGGGAAGAAATTACATTTTTATATAAAGATGGTAACCCTAAAATGCCTGCTCACGTATGGCAAATGTTCCTTAGATTTGTAGATTTCTGGGAGACTTATAATCCAACATTAATAGAAGCAGAAGTACATTTATTTTCAGATAAAATTAAAGTAGCAGGTACCTGTGATTTAGTATGTGAAATTGAAATAGATGGTAAAATGGAACGCTGGATTATAGACTTTAAAACATCTAACCATTTACAAACAACTTATGACTTACAAGGAGCAATCTATGCTCAATGTTACGAAGAATGTTATGGTAAAAAAATTGATAGAGTAGGTGTTTTATGGTTAAAATCTAAATCTAGAGGTGAAGATAAATCAGGTAAACGTTTAAAGGGTAAAAATTGGGAAGTGTATGAGTCACCTCGTACTCAGGAAGAAAATATAGAAATATTTAATCATGTTAAAGCATTATTTGATATTGAAAACCCTAAACCAAAACCATACACAAACACATTCCAAACAACATCTAAAAGAAAACTTTAAAAGTAATGCACGGGAGGCGTGGCTTCCCGGGCTAGGATTCGTATATTTACCATGTTGAGCAGTTAAGCACAACATTTAAAACAATTAAGGTTATGATGAGTCCAGAAAGTCTTTACATTGCAGAATTAGAGTATCACAAGTTTGAAGAGATTATGAATACAAAAGAGTACATCTCAAAAGAGGAGTATGATTTTTGTTTTGCATATGACAAAGATATTAGTAAAGATATGTTTTATATAGGTGATTATAGTAAATTAGGTGATTACTTAAATCTTAGAGTCTATTCAGAGCAGGCCCACCACGAGGCTGTTTTACAGATGGAAATAGGTGGATAAAAATAATGCGCGGGAGGCTTGGCTTCCCGGGCTATCTTTCGTATATTTACATATAAGTGAGACACGAAGTTTCATTTATTAATTTAAAACAATTAAGGTTATGATGAGCCCAGAAGAAGTTTATTTTGCAGAACAAGAATTCAATCGATTTGAAGAGATTATGAATACAAAAGAAATCATTACAAAAGAGGAGTATGATTTTTGTTTTGCATATGACAAAGATATTAGAGAAGATACTTCTTATCTTGGAGATGGTGAATATTTAAACCTAAGGGTTTATAGTGAACATGACCACGAAAAACGTGGAGAAGATGATGTGAATAACTGGTAGAAACAATACACGGGAGGCTTGGCTTCCCGGGCTAGGGTTCGTATATTCATAGGGTATTAATAATTAAAAATTAAGGTTATGTCAAGTATTAAAGAAATTATTGAAAAAGGAAATGCTAAGTTTACTGTAAAAGGAATTACTGAGTACCGAAGAGGTGGTGAAGATAATGAGTACGGTGATTTTCCAAAAATATTTAGAGTTAATGAAGAGGGTGATGCTATTTTTGAAGATTCACGTTTATTTGGTAGAGGAATGAATGTTACCAAATTAGGTCCTACTTGTATTACGTTGTATGATTACAATATGTTAGGTAAAAAAACAGTAGGTAAAATTAGTTATAAAGACATTACAATTATAAATGAGACTAAAGACATTCCAGGTTTTGAAGGAACATTAGAAGCATTAAACGAACTCACAATTATAAAATAAAGGTTATGAAAAAAATAGTATATTTACACGGTTTAGAAAGTAAATCAGGAGGTTCAAAAGTGTCTTTCCTAGCAGAAAAAGGTATGATTTATGCACCTAATATGGATTATGTGACATTAGATTTAAATGAATTTATCCTTACTTTAGGTATGCCTGATTTAATTATAGGCTCTAGTATGGGTGGTTATGTTGCTGACATCATTGGTTCTCAGTTAGGAGTTGATGTTTTA